TGCTTGCCGATATAATCCAGATCACGCGCATGAATGAGGGCTTCTTTTGTGAGCGTGGCCTTTTTCTGCACAGCGGCAAGTTCCTTCTCCTTTTTGGAGAGGGTCTGACTGGTTTTGGCAAGCGACTGCGCCTTTTGGTCGGCTTGGGCGGTAAGGGTGTCCAGACGTTCCTGCTCCCGCTGGACTTTGAATTGGGTGACGGTCAGGTGTTCTTCAGTGCTGCCACGCTCACCGCGCTCTACATCGGTATACCCGGCGCTGCGCATATAGTTGAAGAAATCGTCTTGCAGGATGCTGTACGACTTCTTCAGGACTGGCTTGCCGTTCTTTTGAAAGACAGGCTTTCCGGCATCGTCCAGCAGGGGTTTGGATGCCCACTTCTTGCTCCGGCTGACCTGCATGACAGTCTCCTTGACTGTGCCGACAAGAACCTTATCCTTGCAGCGTTTCGACCAGAGGATTTGCTTTTCCACCACAGGCACATAGACCACATGAAGATGGTAGTGGTAGACCTCCCGGCCTAGTGCTTCGGTCATGGCACGGTTGACTTCATCGGCGTGCATGACTGCCGAGAGAACATACTGCTCACCACCCACGATCTGAACGGCTGCTTTGTAGGCATCCTCATAGAACTGCTTGGCGAACTCATAGCCGCCGTGATTGTCAAAGTAGGCAGAGTTGACATCAAAGACAAGTTCACAGTAGTGGGTAGCATCCGGCTTCAAGCCGCGCGTGGAGATGGTTCCGGCGGTTTCCAGTTGGGCGAACAGGTCAGTGTAGCTGGCGGTTGGTTTTTTGAAGTGGACGTTCCATGAGGTGCGCTGGGGATAATGTCGGGGTTTCGATAGCTGTCCTTTTCGCGCTCATTGTGCTGCTGGGTGTTGCCAACAGCTTTGTCCGAAACGGCGAGATTTCGGACACTGGTGCGGTCAATACCATCATTTCTTGCCAAAGGGCATCCCTCCTTTCAAGGGGTACTGTTTAACACTCTTACTCAATAATGCAGATGGTTTTGCTGATAAACGATAAAAATATATTGATTTTCAATTTAATGTGTGCTATTCTAAATGTGAAATCAAAGGGGGATGCAATATGGGTAAGAATGATTTTCGGGTTGATACAACTTCTTCCGAGAAAAAGACGTTTTTCAAAAAGAAACAAACACTTCTCGGACTGGCATTCTTACTGACTGTTCCGCAAATGTTCAGTGCAGTGATTCTTCCTATTCAATGGCTTTTGGGTGCAAGGCATGGAGTGGCTCTTAATGTCACTTCCATTGCATCGCAGGAACTGTATTTCCTTGTAATGACGATTGCCGGAATCTCTGTTTTGAAGATGATGCTTAGTGATAAAACTTTTTCTAAAACGCTGGTTCAATGCACTCGTCTTGAAGGCTATCTTATTGCGGTTGCATCTGTGATATTTCCACTTTTACCGGGATATCAAGCGTCTGGTTCGACCTTTTTCTTCTGTGATTTAGTATTGCTGTTGCCCGGAGTGCTTTTGATTATCATGGCTGAATTGTTGAAAGAAGCTGTTGCGATGCAGAAGGAATTGAACGAAGTTCTTTAAGGGGATAAGAATGGCAATCATACTACGATTAGACCGCATTATGGCAGACCGAAAGGTTTCCTTGACAGAACTTTCTGAACGTGTTGGAATCTCTATGGCGAACCTCTCAAATCTAAAGACCGGAAAGGTTAGAGCAATTCGTTTTTCTACACTGGATGCAATTTGCCGGGAGCTTCATTGTCAGCCGGGAGACATTTTAGAATACGATGAAACATAGAAGGAGTCGGGACAGGTACATTCCGTTATGCGGCTTTTCTTTAGGCGAACAGCTTGTTTGCGGTGGGGAGATGCACTTCTTCGGAAGTGTAATAACCCACTATAACACTTTCATCCCTATGGGCTGCAAAGTGTAGTGGGCTCTTCGAGGACTCTCCGAGGGGGAACGTCTCCTGCGGGAGAATTACAATCAAGTTCGCACAATGCGAACTTGATTGCTCCGTACGCATCTGCAAAAATCGCGTACGGAGTTCAAATAACCTGTACGGTTCGTACGGCGTACAAATGAGCAAAATACAGACGATAAAACGCTTGATTCTCTCAAAATGCGCCGTACAGGTGCGTACAAGTACAGACCGTACAGGTTGTACGAACTTCTTCCGTGAAAAAATGCACTTTTTACGGACAGGGGTGGACAAGCGGCTCAATGCCTACAAAACCACGCACCCTGCGGCCACCGGGCGAAGCGATATTATGTACTGCACCAGAGTACCCAAAGTGGGAACTCTGTTTTTTTTTTTGCTTCCTGCCTGAATATACGGAGAATTTTGCAAGAAGGGCGAAAAAGCGGCAGAACTGCAACGGAAAAAGAAAAACGCCCTCACCGATTGCAGATATGCAACGGCAAGGGCCGGAAAAGTCGGATTGAACAGAAAGGACAGATATATTATAATGAGTAAAAAGATTGAACTTTCAAAAGGAGGGCCGACCACATGGCACAAGAGTATCTGCCTGCACCATCCAACGTCCGTCTTGCGGACTTGATGAAAGAGCACAACATCAGCCAACCGGAGCTTGCCAAGGAAATCGGCTGCTCCAAAAGCACCATCAGCCGCTTCATCAGCGGCGCAAAAGGAACCCTGACCCATGAGCAGGTGCTGAAAATCGCAAGGCTGTTCAACGTGTCCACGGGTTTCCTGCTGGGAGAAACCAACATCCCTGACCGCAAGAACTACGATATTGCTGAACTGGGCCTGTCCGTAGAGGCTGCAAAGAACCTCTACACAGGGCGTGTCAATGCAGAGGTGGTCAACCTGCTGTTGGAAAACGCCCGCTTTGCAGAGCTTACTTACCGCATAGCGCAGTATTTTGATGATACTTTTGCGTCTGGTATCGCAGCACAGAACGCCATGCTCACGACATTGAGCACCCTGCTGCGCACAAAGGTCAAGACCCCGGAAGCAGCCAAAGCCGCAAAGGACAT